AAATAGCCGCCCATAGCGGGGCGGCAGAAAGGAGGGATGGCAATGTATATCCATGAGGCTGTTGCTTCGTGCGGTTTAGAAAAACCCTTCATCACTCGAAAGCGGTGGATGTATCTCACACCAAATCCTTGTAAGGGCGCACCGGTGAAGATTCAACCGACCAATTCGCCAGATGGATGCATCGTTGAGAGCGTAACAGGGAAAATCCCCCACAGGAGATGGACACCCACAGCGGAGGACTTGGTGGCAGATGACTGGATTTTAGTTGGATAGAAGGTTGTTTATATAAGCAGTAGTAATTCCTTCGGCTATTTTTGAAAGCATCTGTAGACCGAAGTTACCAACTTTTCCAGCGATGCTGACGGTTTTATCCCAAACCGTATCCGATCGGATTTTTTCTAGGAATTCATGGCCTATAAAGGTGATGTAATTCACGCGGCATATATACAGACCATCGCCAGACCATTTAGCAGTCATGTTCAAGTAACCGCCCTCTTGAAGCTTCTCTAGGGTGTAGTAGATTACTTCTTGTGGATAGTTCGGAAGGGCTTCCCGAATATTAGGTAGCCATACACCGGTGAATTCCACATTGTCTTTCTCATTGGTGATTATATATGGAACTGATTCAAGATAGAGCATGACATCGCGAACGCAATTATAATCCAATTTCACAAAAACACCCCTTTCTTCTCCATCCTACCACATGGAAAAGAAGGTACGCAATACAGAAAAACGCCCATAGCGGGGCGGCAGGGGAGGGAAAACCACATGCCCAATTATCACGAAACCCCGCCTCCAAGAGGGGGCGAAGTCCTATTTAGGGACAAGCATGGCAACATCTGCACCGGCATTATGTTCCCCGATGGCACTCCGGTGAGAGAGATCGACCTGCCGCCATCCCTCATCCGCATCATTGCGGAGGCGGCCATACCTCTTATTGAGGAGGATATCCGCACAGGGAGGTTCCCAAAATGAATGCGATCCAAGAATGGTTGATCGAGGCAAAAGAGCTTTTGCGATCCTGGGACCATATGGATGTGCTCGTAGAACGGGTGCGGTTGACTCTGGAAGATGGCTCAATCTACCTGGTAACCGACCGGGAGACCGGGCAGAAGTACATAGTAACCGGAGATTCCGCGTCAGAAGCTAAAGCATATGTCAGCCTGCTGTTGGGGTTGAAGCCCAACAACAACTCCAAGAGGCTGCGCGGCCAAACCATCCGGAAGAAGTTAAAAAAGGAGCTGGAAAAATGGTAGCAACCTGCACCCGCTGCGGGCTTGTGTGGAACGTAAGCGCGAAAGCGGCCCTCCCTCCAGGAGGATATGTCTGCCCGAACTGCCGCCACCACCTGCCGGACTACAGCGGGAAAAAGATGGTTCACCCCTACTGGACTGGGAAAGGAGGCATCAACCGTGAGAAGTGATTGGACAACCTTGGACAGCTGGCTGTTCCTCGCCGCCCTGCTCTATATCCTGGGGGTAGCGGGGGGATTAGAGGCCGGGGCCCTCTCCTTTGGGGAGTGGGCTGTACATACCTTGGGTGGCTTCGCCGCCACCCGCGCCATCTACCGGAAAGGAGCGCTCTACTATGGCCGTCTGTTGGACAAGCATCTACCCCTCCCCTTGTTTCGGGTGCGAAAAGCGCCCCTGCGGGACCACCTGCGAAAAGGTAGCCGCGTGGCATAACAAGATCGAGGGGTTGAAATCCGCCGAGCGGGAGGGCCTCCAACAAGCCCGGGACGCGGAGCACCTACTGCGGAGGGCCCGATGAAGAAAAGCGACCTCTATGCCCACGGGAACCCCTACGGCTACCGGTACAACGTGAACCACCCGTGGGTGCATCCCATCTACCTGGAGTATTGCCGGGGGATTGGGGCCCGCAGCGGATACCCCCTCACCGACCTACAGCGCCGGGGGTTTGACCAGTACCTGGAAGAGCACATCCAGAAGAAAAGGGGGCGGAGAAATTGACCGTCAACGGGTTTGACAGCCCCCAGCTGCTGGGGCTCATGCTGGCGCTTCTGGCTGGCCACGATTGGAAAGCCTCTATGGACCCATCCGGGCGTGTCGCAGTAGAGGTGGAGCTCTCCCCACAACATGTCCTATATTTTGTAATCAATTGATGCCGCTTCCACTCCCTGGCCCGGAGAGGGGGCGGCATTACAAACAGCCCTAAAGGGGCGTTGCGCCCTTGGTATAGCCATTAACTCTCCGACAGACAGCGAAAGGGATGAAAAGAAGCCATGGCCTATCTCCTCCAGGAAACCCAAGCAGGAAGAATCCGGGTAATCCAAAAATACCAGTCCTCCCGGTATGGGAGCAAAGGGAAGCGCCGGGGGGAATGGCAGCGCCCCACCCCCCAGGCAGTGGAGCGGGCCAATGAGCGGCGGGCGCTGGAAAAGCTGTGGCTCCTTCTCAACGCCAACTTTGCGGAGGGGGACCTTTTCGTCCTGCTCACCTACCGCAAGGAGAACCGCCCCGATGGGGATACGGCCAAGGAGCAGCTGGCCAAGTTCCTGCGGAAGGCCCGGGCCCTCTACCGCCGGGAGGGGAAGGAACTGAAATACATCTGGGTGACTGAGTATAAAAACGCAGCTATCCACCACCACCTGGTGATGAACCGGATTGACCCCACCTTGCTTGCACCCCTCTGGCCCCACGGGATGGTGCGGACAGAAAGCCTCTATGAGGATGGGCAGTTCCGGGGCCTGGCCGAGTACCTGATCAAGGAGACAAGCAAAACCTTCCGGGAGACTGGGGGGAAGCGGTGGAACCCATCAAAGAACCTGACCCGTCCCAAGGAGAGCCGCCAGGTGGTTTCGGCGGGCAGCTGGCGCAAAGAGCCGAAGATCCCCAAAGGGTACCGCCTGTGGGGGGAAGTGGAAAGCGGGGTCAGCCAGATCACCGGCTGGCCCTACCAGAGATATGTCCTGCTGGCGTTGCCGCCGGCCAAATTTGGGGCGTCCAGAAAGAAGGCAGCCGCCCCGAAGCGGGAATAAAGGAGGGAGAATCGTGGATAAAGAAAAAATAGCCATTGAGCGGATCAAGATGGCGGCGGAGTTATCTATCGCCCATTATGGCAAGCCGTTGCTGGTGACCACCAGCGGGGGGAAGGACAGCGATATTTGTATTGAGTTGGCACTGCGCTCAGGGGTGCCGTTTGAAGTGCAGCATAGTCTCACCACAGCGGATGCCCCCCAGACGGTGCAGCATGTAAAGGCTAAGTTTCGGGGATTGGAGTTAAAAGGGATAAAATGCACCATCAACTATCCCACATATAAGGGCCGGCGGATAAGCATGTGGAGCTTGATCCCTCAAAAATTGATGCCACCGACCAGGAGGATCCGGTATTGCTGTGAGGTGTTAAAAGAGCAAGCCGGAAAAAACCGTGTCATTACAACTGGGGTAAGGCGGGCGGAAAGTGCGAAACGGTCTGGCCGGGGGATCATGGAGGATACAGCTAAGGATATCAGCAAACGCCTGATCATTAACAACGATAACGATGATTCCCGGCAAATGATAGAGCGGTGCCAAGTGCAGGCCAAAATAATCTGCAACCCTATTATTGACTGGTTGGATCGGGAGGTTTGGGATTATATCCGCAGTGAGGGACTAGGGGTAAACCCTTTGTATAGCTGTGGGTTTACCCGCGTCGGCTGAATAGGATGCCCGATGGCCGGTGGCCGTCGATATTTTGAGTTTAACCAGTTCCCGGCCTATCGACAGATGTACCAATCCGCATTTGCCAGGATGCTAGATGCTCGTAGGGCAAAGGGACTGAACACACAATGGGCCGAGCCAAAAGAGGTTATGGCCTGGTGGATGGGCGAAGACATCAACCAGATTAAAATAATCCAGTACATAGAGGGAGAAAATTGAGATCATGGAACACCAAGAATTGATCGATGCCCTGCGCCGGATGCAGGTGGAGACTGGGAGCCTTGCCTGCCTGGGATGTGGGTATGAGCACAATTGCTGCATCCACGGCTGTGCCATTGTACGGATGGCGGTGGAGGAACTCCGGGAAGCCCAAAAAATCAAGAGGGAGCGGGATGCCCTGTTGGAGGAGCTCCGGGGAAAGTGCGCCTACTGCACCAACAACACGGGGCGGTGGGGGAGAAGCCAAGGGGCCTACGCCTGCCCCCATCTGCCCAAGGGGGTTCTGGCCACATCGGGGGCCAAGAATTGTGAGCATTGGAGATGGAGGGGCCAGAAAGGGAGGGAAGAATGTTGACCCACTTGTCGCTGTTCAGCGGGATTGGGGGCTTGGATTTGGCGGCGGAGTGGGCGGGGTTCCGCACCGTCGGCCAGTGCGAATGGGCGGACTACCCCGCCAAGGTATTGGAAAAACACTGGCCGGATGTGCCCCGGTGGCGGGACATCCGTAGCCTGACTAAGGAGGCGTTTTATGAGCGGACAGGATTGGGAGCAGTTGACCTTATTTCCGGCGGATTCCCCTGCCAGCCCTTTTCTGTTGCCGGGAAGCGCAGAGGCAAGGAGGATGACCGTTACCTCTGGCCAGAAATGCTGCGGGTTATTGAGGAACTGCAGCCCCGTTGGGTTGTTGGGGAGAATGTTGCTGGAATCGTCACAATGGCGCTCGACCAGGTGTTATCTGACCTGGAAACCCGCGGGTACGCCACAGGGGCGTTTGTTGTTCCGGCTTGTGCCGTCGACGCCCCGCACCGCAGGGACCGGGTTGCCATTGTGGCCTACCGTGACCAAGTTCGACGCGACCTGCGGGGACCTGCCGGGGAAGGAGTACAACGGGGAGAGCCGCCATGCTATGAAGCTGATCCAGGCGGCAAAGCTGTGGCCTACACCCCGGGCGAACGATGGGGAGAAGCGGGGGGAGGTGTCGCCAGACCCCCGGAACGGTTTGCCGGGAGCGGTGCGGATGTGGCCGACCCCAAGCGCATCGGACTGCGGCAGGACGGCGATCAACCCCCATATGACCCGGAACGGCACAATCCGGCACATTGGGAAGAATGGGGCACAGAGTTATGCCCGGCTGGATGCAGTGGCGGCAATGTTCCCCACGCCCATAGCGACCGACTGGAAAAACCGGGGGACCAGAGCCAGCCGGAAAGGGAGGGAATACCAGCTGCAAACCCATGTTGGTGGCCAGCTGAACCCGACGTGGGTCGAGTGGCTCATGGGGTTCCCCACCGGGTGGACCGACTTAGATGCCTAGGCAATGCGGTGGTGCCCCAGCAGTTTTACCCTATCTTCCAGGCGATCGCAGAAATGGAACAAGGAAAAGGAGAGTATCAAAATGGCAAGCTGTAAGTTTTGCGGGAAGCAAGAGCCGGTGATGTACTGCGTGTGCGCCGGGTGTATGGACAAGCTGAGGCCCCAGTGGATCAGCGTCAAGGAGAGGACGCCGAAGCCAGCGACAAAGGTGATCGTCTACTGGGAAAATAGCGGAGGCCCAGTGATCTGTGAGGGCTACTACATGGGTGAAGATGGCTGGAGCTACGTTGGATGGGAAGCGCCTCGATTTATTGTAACCCACTGGATGCCGCTACCAAGCCCGCCGGAGGATTAGCGAGTTAGAGATAGTTAGAGATAGTAAGTTCCGGCCTTCTGCCGGGTGGTTTTGATGCGTTCCACCCGAAAACATTCTCCGTTCGTCCGGGAACCAAAGTCAAGTGGAGGTGGTACCAGCACCGATGAAGCGAGATTTTGGCACCCGGCAGAGGGCCGGAGGAAGGAGAAGCCGATGAATAACGACCTGAAATTTCCGACTTATAATGTTCCGCTTAGTAAAGCAATTGAGATTGTTAAATATCAACTGGGGGACGATAGTGTTCCCATCCCGACAAAGGTACTCTCCATTGACCAGGTTGCAAACATGGGAACTCATGACAGCATAACAAAAAAAGACCTTATCAACGCTTTGCGGTGGTTGTTTAGGCATTACGATTTCTAGGAGGTAGGACGATGAACCCAGCCAAAGAAAACATCCTGCTGCGGCGGGAGATCGGGGCCCTGCGGGCGCTGCTGGAGCGGCAGCCACTGGAGTATACCGTCCGCTGGCTGAAACTCTCCTTCCTCACCCTGCGCCGCCTGGGGTGGGGGGGAGAAACGGATTATGGAGTTTTTCACCGCCTTTGACCAGCTGGCCGCGGAAGTCCAAGGCAACGACACCTGGGAGGATGAGGCGGATGCCATCCTGGAGCGGGACATCCACCTGCTGCCGGTGTCGGTGGAAGCGCTGATCCAGGCGGGGAGAGGGGAGAGTACTAGATGAAAGATCTAAACAGCCTGAACCAGTGCCGGCTGACGGCGGAGGAAAAGGGCTTTTATGGCACAGAGGGAGACGGCAAAAACGGAGTTTTCAAGGTGTTTGTGGATGGCCGGTCATTCTTCTGCATCGCATCAAATGGAGGGGGATGGGAGCATGTCAGCGTGTCTCCTTGTAGCCGGAAGCGGAAAACCTGCCCCACATGGGGAGAAATGTGCGCTATCAAGGATATGTTCTTTGGGGATGAGGAAACAGTCGTGCAGTACCATCCTCCCAAAAGCGACTACGTCAATAACCATCCATACTGCCTCCACCTATGGAAACCTACTAACCAAGAGATTCCCAGGCCGCCGAAGCTGTTCGTTTAAAAAAGGAGGGAACCCAAATGGCGAGCTGTAAGTTTTGTGGGAAGAAAGAGTCGCCGGAGGAGGGAAGACCATGGGCCTGACTCTCACCCCGGAAGAGTTGGGAAGACTCCTACAGCGCAACCCCCACCTGAGAATCCAGGAGCAGCTGAACCGTAGGGAAGCGGCGCCAGCAAAGGCCCCGACTAAGCGGTTTGATAGCCAGGCGGAAGAAATCCTCTACACCCAGCATATCCGGCCATTGCTGATAGCGGGGAAGATCGCCACCTGCCGGGAGCACCCGCGGTTTGAACTTTTGCCAGCGGTCACGGTGGGGGGAATCCGCTATGGGGCAAGGCACTACACCCCAGATTTCCTCCTCACTTGGGCGGGAGGGCAGGTACAGGTCATTGAGGTCAAAGGCAAGGCTGTAAAGCGGCTCCAACGGGATTATCCCCTGCGCCGCCAACTCTTCCTCCTGCGCTATGTCATGCCCCAGGGCTGGGCCTTTTTGGAGATCCCCGCAGAGGATTTGACCCGTGGAAAATTTGATGAACTCTCTGAACCCCTTAAAAAGACACCCCCAGACAGGGAAGGGGAAAAGGGCCCTGACAGAGCAATCCCAGAAAATTACAAACCCGCATAACAGTGCGGTTTCTCGGGGTTTGTCAAGCCCTAAACGCCTACACCCTGAGCAATCCTCTGGAAACCAAGTTACAATGGAATTAGGGACCAACCATGGGCCTGCATCCGCATCGGGTGCGGGCCCTGTTTTCCACAAAGGGGGGTGAACCGGTGGAAGAACTGCTCAAAGAATACCAGGAGAGTGCCCGCTTAGTTGAGAGGCGTATATCCCAAATCCGCAGCACGCTGCACACCCTGGACAAGGGGGAGTTCATCGAGGCTCGCAAGCGGCTGGAAGTTTTGGAGGAGGAGTACTACGATCTTGCCTATGCCATGCGGGGAATCCAGCGGTATTTGGAGCCGAAAGGCCCTCCCTGACCATAGCGGGGAGCCGGAAAGGAGGGGAGCCCAATCGCCAAGAAAGAGACAAAACCTAGCAAATATGAGACCCACATCCTGCCCCATTGGGAACGGATTCAGCGCTGGGCGGGGAGGGGCTGTGCTGATTCCCAAATTTACATTGCCCTTGGCGTGGGGAAAACCACTTGGTTTGCCGAAAAGAAAGCCCACCCAGAACTTGCCCAAATGCTGGACCAGGCACGGAAGGAATGCATCAACGAGGTGGTCAGCGCCCTATATGAGATGGCGGTGGGCCGGTTTGTGGAAGTAGAGAAAGCCTTTAAGTGCAAAGAGGTTTACTACGACGCCGAGAACCGCCGGTGCGAAAGGGAGCAGGTGGAACTGGTCACCGTCAAGGAGTACCTTCCGCCCCAGATGGCCGCGGCGGCCTTCTTCCTCAAGAACCGGGACAAGGAGGGCGGCTGGGCGGACAACCCCGACCAGCTAAAGCTGAACCGGGAGAAGTTCCAGCACAAGAAAGCAATGGATGAGGAGTTGGTCTAATTGGCCCGCCTGCAAGCGATCCAGCAGCTGTATGTGAGCAAACCCTTCCGGGAGCTGCGCCGGACGCTCATTGTGGAGCGGGGGGCCAGGTGCGAGCGGTGCGGCGCCATCCTGGAAGATACCTCCCAGATTATCGCCCACCACAAGGTGGAAATCACCCTGAGCAACCTCAATGACCCGGCGGTCACCCTGAACCCGGACAACATTGAACTGGTGTGCCTTGACTGCCACAACCGGGAGCACAACCGCTTCGGGCCGGTGGCCCACAATGTGTTCCTGGTGTATGGGCCGCCTTTGTCGGGCAAATCCACCTTTGTGCGGCAGACCGCTCGCCGGGGGGATTTGATGGTGGACATGGACGCCCTGTGGCAGGCCATATCCGGCCAGCCCATTTATGACAAGCCCAACAACCTGCGGTTTAACGTGTTTGCAGTGCGGGGCTTGCTCATCGACAACATCCGCACCCGGTATGGCCGGTGGAACGACGCCTATCTCATCGGGGGATATCCCCAAAGCGCCGAGCGCCAGCAGCTCTTGGAGGAACTGGGCGCGGTGCCTGTCTACTGCGACGCCACCCAGGAGGAGTGCATTGCTAGGCTGTACCAGGACCCACAGCGGGTACAAGTCCGCCAGCAGTGGGAAGGGTATATCCAATCCTGGTTTGACCAGTACCAGGAGTAGCGGGCAGCCCTCCCCCCCACCTGCCTTTTAGCGGGCCTGGAGCCATACTGTGCGGTACCCATTCGAAGCACACACGGGGCAAAATTGACTTTTTAGGGAAATCCCCATAACCCATAAAAAAACCGGGAAAGGAGGAAAACCAATGGAAAAGGGGAAAACCCCAGCCCGCGAGGATGCAGTGCAGCGGGAATATGCCCGGCTCCGGGATCTGTTTGCTGGGGCGGAGGAATCCAAACTAGCCCTGTTTGACGGCCATATCTGGGAGAACGCCCGCATCCGGGTAGAGCTGGACGATCTTTACCGGATCGCCGCTGCCAGCGGCCTGGTGAAGGTCTCCGCCAAGAACCCACTCAACCAGAAGGAGACCGCCGTGTCCAAAATGCTAACCAAGCTGCGGGCCAGTTACAACAATTCCAGCCGCCTCCTCTCCCGGGAATTGCTGGGGGCGGAGCCGGAGGAAGAGGACGACTTGGAGGAGTTTGAGTAATGGCCCCTTTCAACGTCCTTTCCTGCGAGATCGGAGGGGAACACTCCTACCTGATGGAATACTACAGCCGCTGCAAGGCCGGGGAACCCCTCATCGGGCGGGAGCTGGAAACTCTGCTGGATACCCTTATGGAGGATATGCAGGACCCGGAGTACCGCTTCGAGCTCACAGAGCCCCACAAGCGAATCCGGTTTATTGAGACCAAATGCAAGCTGTTTGAGGCCCCTTTCGCAGGGAAGCCCTTCCTCCTGGAACTGTTCCAAAAGGCATTTATTGAGGCGGTGTACGGCTTCCAGCTCTATGACATGGAGTGGGGCCAGTGGGTGCGCCGGTTCCAGCAGATTTTGTTGGTAATCGGGCGGAAAAACGGAAAAACGCCCCTTTTAGCGGCCCTGGCCCTGGCGGAGTTTTTCTGCGGGGAGACCGGCCTCAAGATCATGTGCGCCTCCAACGACTATGAGCAGGCGGATTTGTGCTATCAGGCCATTGACAGCATGCGGGAGGAGAGCCGAAGCCTGGAAAAGGTCACCCGGAAGAATATCAGGGGCATCTATTTTGGCAACCCCAAGCAAAAAAAGAAAAAGGGGAAGTTCTCCCGCCAAAACAAGGCCCAAATCCGTAAGATGTCGGCCAAATCCGGGGCCAAAGAGGGGCGCAACCTGGGCATGGTCATCGTAGATGAAGTCTTTGAAATGAAGGATGACAGCACAGTGATGCCCTTGATCCAGTCCCTTTCCACCCAAAAAGAGCCCCTTTATTTTGAGATCACCACCGAAGGGTTCACCCAGGACGGGTACTTGGACAACCGGCTCAAATATGCCCGCCAGGTGCTGCGGGGGGAGGTGGAGGACAACCGCCTCCTGCCGTGGCTTTACACCCAGGACAGCGAAAAGGAGGTCTGGCAGGAAGAAAAGAGCTGGCAGAAGTCCAACCCGGGCCTGGGCTCCATCAAGCGGTGGGGATACCTGCGCAGCCTGGTGGCCAAAGCCAAGCTGAGCAAGAGCGAGCGGGCCTTTGTACTGGCCAAGGAGTTCAACCTCAAGCAAAATAACGCCCAAGCCTGGCTGGAAGAATCGGTCATTGTCAATCCCGCCGCCTTCGATTTGGAGGAGTTCCGGGGCTGTTACTACCTGGGGGCCGCCGACCTGGCCGAGACCACCGACTTAAACTCGGTGAAAGCCTCTTTCCTGCGGCCCGGCGACCACAAGAAATATACCATCCAAATGTACTTTATCCCCGAGGCCAAGGCCGATGCCGACCTGTTTGAAAACGACACCAACCGGGAGAAAAAGGACTACCGTCAATGGGAGCGGGAGGGCCTGGTGACCATTCTCCCAGGCAACGAGGTGGACGGCGAGGCGGTGGCCCAGTGGTTTATCGACCTGTACACCCAGTACGGCATGACGCCCTACAAAATCGGCTACGATAACTGGCACGCCAAAGGGTTTGCCAAAACCCTAGAGGAATACTTTGGCAAGGAGGTACTGGAACGGGTACCCATGGACTTTGCCGCCCTATCCAGCCCTATGCGCAGCCTGGAAGCCGATTTGAAGACCAAGGGGATCGTCTACAACAATCATGAAATTGACGCATGGTGCCTGCGGAATACCGCCATCCGCACCGACAACATTGGGCGGATCATGCCGGTGAAGGTACAGGGCCGCTCCTCTAACCGGATCGACGGCTGTTTGACCTTTATCATCTGCCAATATCTCCACCAGCAGTACGGCGGCAAGCTGCGGGAATTGATTGAATAAGCGAGCAAGGAGGTGAAAACCCATAGGAATCCGAGACTTTTTCTCCCGCCTGCTGGGCGGGGAAGGGGAAAACACCCGTGTGACATTGGAGACAATCGCCGAGAGCCTCCCGGCCATGGCCACGTTTGGCGATGACCTGTACCGGTCGGACACAGTGCGCCAGGCGGTGCGGGCCATCGCGGAGGAGTGCGGCAAGATCACCCTTAAATCGGTGATTGAGCAGGAAAACCCCCACAAGATCACGGTGGTAAAAGACGACATCACCCAGCTATTCTCCTGCCGGCCCAACCCCTACCAATCCACCGCCGATTTTTTTGAGCAGGTGGTATACCAGTGGCTGGTGCGGGACAACGCCTTTATTTACCGCAAATATGAGACCCGCCGCAGCCGCAGCGGGCTGATCAGCGTCCACAAAGCCTTTTACCCCCTCAACCCCACTCGGGTGGAATTCCAGATGGATGGGCGGGGCGGCCTGTATCTCAAATTGGGATTTTTAGCGGGGGAGAGCTTCACCCTCCCCTACAGCAGTTTCATCCACCTGCGCCGGGAATATGGGCCAAACCCTCTTTTGGGTGGAGATGCCTTTGGACAGGTGGACACCCGGGAGGGGCTCAAGACTGCCCAGACCCTGGACCGGGCCCAGCAGCTGATCCCCAAAGCCCTAGAAGCCGGCCTCTCCATGAACGGGGTCTTTGTGGCCCGCAATGTAGCGGAGGCCGACAAGCTGAAAAAGGAGCGGGACCGGTTTGAAAAGAGCCTGGAAAGCAGCGCCTCTGGCATTGCGGCCATCGACCTGGCGGGGGAGTTCATCCCCATCACCAAAAACGCCAAAGTAATCGACAAAGAGGTGCTGGAATACCTGGAAAACAAGCTGATTAAGGGTTTGGGGGTGTCCCCGGCCATCCTCAGCGGCGATTTTACCGAGACCCAGAGCTCCGCTTTTTATCAAAAGTGCATCGAGACGTTTATCGTCAAGTTTGAACAGGCCATGACTGGGGTGTGTTACACCCCGCGGGAGCGGGCGCAGGGCCGGAAGGTGAAAATCTACGACCGGCAAATCCAGCACATGAGCCTGGAAACCCGGCTCAAGATCGCGGAAATCTACATGCCTACCGGCTACATCGGCGAGGATGAAGCCCGGGAACTCATCGGCATGGAGCCGAGGGGTGTCCAGGGCGGTGTCCAGTCCCTCAACTATGTGGAGAGACAGGTGGCTACCCAATACCAGATGCGGAGGGCAGGCCAGGGAAAGGCCCCGGATGAGCCGTTGACCCCCAAGAAAGAGGAGGAATGATCGTTGGAAGAGAATATGGAGCTTCGCGCCTTTGAGGTGCAGGCCGATGAGGCAGAGGAAGGGGTGATCGAGGGGTATGCTGTTGTCTATGGCCAGATGACCACCATCGGGGGTATGTTCCGGGAGGTGGTGGAGCCAGGCGCAGTCACCCAGGAGAGCTTAAAGGACGTCCCATTTTTTATCAATCACAACGACCGTATGATCCCCGTGGCCCGGTACCAGTCAGGCCGGGCGGTGAACAGCCTGGAACTGTCTTTGGACAGCAAGGGCCTCCGTTTCCGCACCAAGCTGGATTTGGACAACAATGCTGAGGCCCGCAGCCTTTACAGCGGCATCAAGCGGGGGGATATCACCGGCATGTCCTTTGCATTTAAAATTGACGCCCAGCGGTGGGAGAATATGGCCAGCCCCATGCCCACCCGCCGCATCCAGAAATATAAGGAGATACGGGACATTTCCAGCGTTGTCCGCCCGGCTTACCGGGGGGCAAAGGTGGAAGCAAGGGCCGAACCCGCCACGGCGGAACAGGTCTTAGAGGAAGCCAGGAGGAAGGCCGCCCAAAGCTGTGATTTGGCGCTGCTGAAAGACAAAATCCGCATGAAAGGAAAGGTATAGCCCATGAAAGACAAACTTTTGAAATTGATCCAGCAGAAGGAGACCCGCAAACAAGCGCTGCTCACCCAGGTGGAGAGCTGCGAGGATGTGGTCCAGCTGCGCAGCATGAACGCGGAGATGGACCAGCTCAATGGGGATATCGCAGAAATGCGCTCCATGTTGGAGGCGCTCCCCAATGAAGACATGGATGAGCGGGAGCAAGCCGCCCAGGAGGGAGCCGAACAGCGGGGAGAGATGCAGACCATCCTTTCCGCCATCCTGGGGGACCGGGCGCAGCGGGGCGAAGAGGAGGACGACGCCGAATACCGGGAAGCCTGGGCCCTGGAATTGACCGGCCGCCCCCTCACCGATGAACAGCGGGAGGTATTTGACGCCACAAACGCCGAGTTCCGGGCCGCGTCGCCCCTCTCCACCGAAAACAGTGGGGCCCTCATCCCCAAAACGGTGACTGACGGCATCTGGGCCCGGGCCCAGGAAGGCCACGCCTTCTGGGCAGACGTAGATCCCTTGGGGGTTCCCGGGACGGTGGCCGCCATCAAGGACGACGAAAAAGGGGAGGACGCTAAGTGGTACGATGAAGCCACCGAGACGGAGGACGGGACCGAATCCTTCAGCCAGGTAGAATTGGTGGGCCGGGAACTCTCCCGCTGCGTGCCGGTAACCTGGAAGCTGAAACGGATGGCAATCCAAGCGTTTCTGCCCTATCTGACCAAGAAATTGGGGCAGAAGGCGGGAGACGCTTTGGCCTATGGCGCGGTGCGGGGCAAAGGCGCCCCCGGGGATTCGGAGAGTTTCAAGCCGGAACCTTTGGGTGTGATTACCGCCTTGAAAAAAGAGAGCAGCACCCCACAGGTGGTCAAAGTCACCGGCCAGGTAGCTTACAAGGATTTGACCACCCTCATGGCGAAATTGGCCTCCGGTTACATGGCGGGAGCGGCTATCTATGCCAACAACGCAACCATCTGGGCCCAGCTGGCCAATGTGGTAGATGGGACAGGCCGCCCAGTCTTTATCGCTGACCCCTCCAACGAGGGGGTAGGCCGTATCTTGGGCCGCCCGGTGAAACTGGAATCCGCCTTGGAGGACGGCCAAATCCTCCTGGGCAACCCCAGGGAGGGATATTTTGCCAACCTGGCCCAGGATATGACCATCACAGTGGAGGATCACGGAAAGAAGCGGTACACCGATTACATCATCTATGCCATTGCCGATGGCAAGCCTATGGACAACAAAGCTTTTGCTCTGTTGGAGGCGACCGCTGCTATGGCATCTGTTGCAGAACAGGTATCCTCAGAGCAAGACCCCAAAGCCTCCAAGTAAGAGGGTGGCATGATGAAACCATCAGAACAGGCCCGGGAACAGGTCAAGGCCCTCATGGGCATCACCTACAGCGATCCCATAGAGGATCAAAAAATTGAGTGGCAGATGGAATCCTGCATGGCGGACATGGTGGGCGCCGGGGTGCCGGTGGAGCTGCTGGAAACCCCTCTTGCAGTAGACAGTATGGCCTTGTACTGCAAAATGCGGCAGGGCAGCGACACCGCCAGCATCCAAAACCACCCAGTCTATATCGCCAACCTATCCAAACTGCGCAGCACAGAGGTGGACACCAATGGCTGATCTTGTCATCCATCCCCACACATTCATCCGGATCAGCAAAAAAACAAGCACCTACACAGCAGGGAACGGGGCGTCCGAAACATGGGCGCCCCTCACCCGCATCTGTCATGGCGTGGTGAGCGATGCCTTCCCGGTGGAATGGCGGGGGGCCTTCGGCGCGGATATGATCAGTGCTGCGGCCCAGAACATCCGCCAGATGGCCACAGTCCGAATGTCCTATCACCCCGATGTATGGGAAGCCCTGCGGACAAGGGAGGTACGGGTACACCTGGTGGAGGAGGGCCCGAAAGCCCATCCTTTTGTGGTCTACGGTGACGCGGACAATGTGGGGATGCAAAACCAGGTTTTGGAATTTAAAGTCCACCGGCTGGAGGGGAAATAGCGTGGAAGAACTGGCAAACCAAATCCAGCGGGCGCTGGATGAGCGGCTGTACCCATCGGGGGTCTATTCCTTCCGGGATCTGGCCCAGGAAGTGGAAGGGCAGCTTCCAGAGGAGTATGCCGTGTATACGATAACTGGGGAGAAGCCTTTGGCTTTTGCTTCCGGCCTCCCGGTTTGGAAGGAGATCAGTCTGCAAGTCCGCTATTTTGCAGTGGAAAGCAGGTACAGCAGCCAGCACATAAGGGCCATCCAGGAGGCGGCCCACAGCCTGGGGTTCCGGGGATGGGATATAGAGCCTATCTACCGGATGAAGCCGGAAGAAAAACGGGGCGCCCTGCTGGAATTCGCTTTGGAAAGGGCGGTGAAATTGTGAGACATCAATTTGACTTGAATGCAGACAACCTCATCCAAGGGTTATCGGATACCCTGAATGAGGATTTGGAGCGGGGTTTGGACAAAGCCGCCGCCCGGGCGATGGAAGCCCTCCGGGATGCTTCCCCCCGAGGGGAACTGGCCGATTCCGGAGAAAAACCCTACCGGGACAGCTGGTATGTCAAAGACAGGTACAAGAAGGTCCGCTACATCACCAACGACAAGTATGTGGACGGCCCGGACGGCCCCATCCCCCTCAAAATGCTGCTGGAATATGGCACCGAGGAGATGCCCGCCCAGCCTCACATCCAAAAGACCTACGACGCCATAGAGGATGAGCTGGCAGAGATCATCCTGGGCGAAATCAACCTAGACCTATAAGGAGGACAAGACATGGCAGCAGACTACAAAAAACAGGCCCCGGCATATCACGGCATCACCAATGCCAAATATGCCCTGCGGGATGATAGCGGGGCCCCCGGCACCGAGGTGAAGGAAATCCCCTATATCAAAAGCATCTCCCACGAGCCCCAGGTGGAGGCTCAGGAAGTGTTTGCCAATGACAGCAAGGTGCTCACCATCCCCAGCGACCAGGGCAGCACCGGCAGCCTGGGAACCACAGCCCCTTACCGGGCCCTGGAAATCGATCTGGGCCAGCTGATGGAGGTGGACGGGGCCACCGCCGAGGTGAAGATCACCGGGTACAAACGCGTTGATCTGTATTACGAGTACAGCGAGACCACCCAGAGCGGCATCAACTACAAGGTCAAAGTTTGGGCCCTCAATGTGGAGATGGGCAAAGCCACCCGCAGCCATGCCACCGATGAGAACACCGCGACCTTAGGCGAATACCAGTATCCCATTACCATCTACGGCGACAAGGTGAAGGATTCCACCGGATCAGCGGTTTACCAGGATGCCAACGGCAACGAGATCACCGCCACTATGGTCATCTCTGTGCCGGGGGACGCCAACTATGCCGACTTTGGAAAGACCGTACCGGTGGTAAAGGTGAAAGCGGCATTGGAGAGCTAGCCCATGGAACTGCAAATCAGCGGCAAGCCCTATGAGGTCTCCCCGGCGTTTTTGACCTTATACCGGTATCGGGCGCGCTATGGGACCTCCTTTTTAGCGGGGAAGGAACCAACCTTTCAACAGCTGTTTCAGCTGATCTATGAGGGCATAAAGGGGCCAAAACCAGGCCGGAATAAATTGGAACGGGAAGCGGCCCAAGACCCGGGGTTCCCCGCCCAAGCCTACTCTATATTCTGCGAGATGACCAAATCTGCCCGGCGGCGGTGGGAAGGAGGGCCCGCCGCCGCGCCGGTAGATGAATACCAGATCATGGCCCTGTTCGCCCAAAGCTCCCTGCCAGCTTTCCTCCTTTCGGAGCTGACCATCTTCCAACTGCTGGAACAGCTGGAAGCCTGTTTTGGGCAGGGAGCCGCCCCAGCGCCCAGGGAGATGAGCTCCCAAGAGCGCAAGGCCCTATACAGCATCACCCCAGAGCGGGAGGCCCAGGTGGAGGAATACCTCGCCAGACAGGAGGGATAGACCATGGCGAAAAAGAAACTGGAAATTGAAATCCGCGGTAACACCGAACAGTTCCGGCAAGAGTTGAAAAAGCTGGATCAAGGGATGAAAAATGCGGGAAACCGGGCCAAATCCCTAAAAGACCTACTCAATTTGGAGTGGAACAATAAAAAATTTCTGGATGCGCAGAAACAGGCCCAGAAGGCGGTGGAGAAATCCACCGAGAAGGTCAAACTCCTCAAAGAGGGGCTGAAATCCCTGGAACAAGCGCCTGCCAGTGAGGCGCGTAACCAGGAGATCGAAAAATTGACCACCCAGCTGGTGAAAGCAGAAACCCAAGCCAAGAGGGCAACCATTGCCCTAAATGAGATCAACAGTTTACAGGCGAAGAGGGCAAACCAGCAGCTGGGCGCCGCTGGTGGGAAGGCGATCCAGACCGGGGCGGTGATGTCGGCGGCGATTACCGCCCCCCTCGCCCTCCTGGCCAATGAGGGAAAACAGGTCTACAGCGATCTGGCCGAATCCCAGAATGTGGTGGAGCAGGCATTTGGGGCCAGCGCCAGCAAGGTGGATGAATGGTCAAAGACTTTGCTCCAATCCAACGGCATCTCCGAGTTGACCGCCAAGCAGACCGCCGGCCTCTATAAGGCCATGGGAGACGGCATGGACGTCCCCATCCAAAAGGGCGAGGAGATGGCCATGAACCTCACAGCCCTGGCCGGGGACGTCTCATCCTTTTACAACACAAGCTATGAGATGAGCAGCAAAGCCCTGGAAGGGATTTACACCGGCGAGACCGAAGCCCTCAAAAAGTACGGTGTAGTCATGACTGAGGCAAACTTGCAGGCATATGCCCTTGCCCAGGGATATGAGACCTTGTATAAGGACATGGACCAAGGCGAGAAGGTCATGCTCCGGTATCAGTTTGTCACCGACGCCCTCAAAGTGGCCCAGGGGGATTTTGCCCGCACCATAGACAGCACCGCAAACCAAGAGCGGCTGGCCGCGGAACAGCGTAAACAGGCAGCCGCCGAGCTGGTCAAAGGGATTATGCCGGCCTATGATGAACTGCTCAAGGTAGTCAATAAGCTCCTCACGGGGTTTAACCAACTGAGCGATGGGGAGAAAAAAGCCCTCACCACCATTCTTGCCACAGCGGCGGCCACTGGCCCGGTAATCACGGTGATGGGAGCCGCCGCTAAGGGGGTCAGTGGGTTCCGGAGTGCCCTGGAAGCCGCAAAGCTTGCTTCCGACGGCGCAAGCAAGGCAGTGACTCTGCTTAACCTGGCGGCCAACCCCCTCACCGCCACCCTAGGGGCCGCAGCGGTGGCCCTCGTGGCCTTAGCGGTACAGATGGACGCTGCTTACAACCCGGCAACCCGGCTGAACAACGCCATCAAGGAATCCCGGCAGGAGTACGAGGCAGCGGTGCAGGCGGCTGAAAAAGCCCAGGAGGCATCCCGGCAGGAGGTTGAAACCACCCAGCAGCTGATCCAGACCTATGATGAGCTCAACAGCAAAACAGAGCTCACCGCCCAGGAAAAAGAGCGGCTCCAAGGGGTGGTGGAACAGCTGAACCAGGCATTGCCGGGGGCCATATCCCTCCTGGATGAGGAGACAGGCCGGTACAGCACCCAGGCCAGTGTCCTCTATGGCCTCAATGAGGAGCGGGCGCGGGAAATCCGGTTGCTCCAAATGCGGGAGGAAGTGCTGGCCGGCAAAAAGCGGTTGGAAGATATCGAAACTGAAAAAGGTGAGTTACAGCAACAGATTGATTATAAGACGCGAAACCTTGAAATTGCTAAAATTACTGGTGACGATTACAGTGTTGGGGATTTACAGGCCCAAATTGATGGCTTAGCTGATTCCATGCGATCATTGGAGCAAGAGGAGAATAAGCTCAATCGTACCCAGAAAATTTTTGAGCGAAAGATGGAAGGAGGGTTCCATCCTGAAAAATCCATCGCCAGCACAGGGATCAAGGCCATCTATGGGGAAGACATCAATGGATTTAAGAAAGAGCGGGACTTGCTGATTATGCAGCGGGATATGGACCTTATCACCAACGAACAGTACCTGGAGCGGCTGAAAGAGGCCCAGGAAAAGTACCTGGCCGAAAACAGCGCTGAGTGGAGGGAGGCCCAGGCGGAGATCACCCAGGGGGAGGCCATTGCCTACGATACCCGGTTGAGCAACCTAAAAGGATTTGCCTCCGCTGCGAAGTCCATCCAAAAGAGCCAGTACGAGGAGCAAATCCAATATGCCAAGGACGCCTACAGCTACGAAAAGCAGCTGGTGCAGGACCGGTACAACGCCGAAGTCAAGGCAGTAGAGAAGGCCCTGGCCGCCACCGAAAAGAAAATCAATGCGGAGATCGCCGCCATTGACAAGGAGATCGAGGCCCGCAAGCGGCTCAAAGAGGATGAGGCCACCCAGGAGGAGAAGGACGCCATCATCGCCCAGCTCCAATACGGGAAATTGGACGACTTTACCCGCCGGGAACTGTTGGCCCAGCTGGACCAGATCCATCAGCTGGAGGCAGAGCGGCAGTGGGAACGGGAGCAGGCCGACCGTAAGGAAGCCCTCCAACAGGAGTTAGCCGACGCCCGGGAGGTGGCCGAACAGAAGAAAGCCGACCTCCAAAGCCTTTTGGAAACCGAACAAAGGGCACTGGATGAAGCCTATAACCTCCACATTGAGCAGCTAAACCAGGTCTTTGGCATGTCCAGCACCGAGATGAACAAAATATCCACTGATTTTGTAAAGACCCTGGATGAAGGGGCCAAACAGGTGGCCCGCCAACTGGAGGCGATGATTGAGAAGCTGCGCCGGGCCCAGAACAGCGCCCGGCAGACCGCCAATGTGACCTACGACTACAGCGACCGCAGTTCCCGCCTTACCCTCACCGGCACCAGTTACACCGATGAGCAGGCGGCCCGGGTTTTCCGCAATATGATGCTGAGGTGAGGAGGATGCCATGAAGCGACTGACCTATTTATCCGACAATGGGGCCATTATCCAGTTCAACGCGGGCGGGCCTTACTTTGTCAGCTATGCCGATTTGAGCAGCGCTGGGGCCTCCTTTGACGAGCATGCAGTCATCGGCAGCGATGGAGTGCTTACTCTGGGCGGCAGCTATGACAAAAAGACCATCCCCGCCACTGGGCAGATCGTGGGACTGAGCAAGCGGCATCTGGAACAGCTGCGGACCAACCTGGCCATGGCCATGAACATCCACTTTGAGGGGACGCTGGTGGCCGAACAGCACGACGGCAGCCGAAAAAAGCTGCGGGTGCGGCCCTCTGGCAACCCCGGATTTGAGGGGGAAAAGGGCCTCTGCCAGCCCTTTACCCTGGAATGGCAGAGCGACTCCCCCTATTGGACTGACTACGATTCCATCGTCCTGCCCATCGGCCAGATAAAAGCCCTGTGGCATTTCCCGTTTTCCACCCCCATCCTCTTTGGCTATGCGGTGGCGGACGTGGAGGTATACAACACCACCTCCATCACCATCCCCACCCGGATTGAAATCCTCTCCCAGTCCACGGCGGTGACCATCACCAACCACTCCACCGGGGAATGGCTCCAGGTCAACGAGGCCATCGGTGAGGGGCAGAAAATGGTAGTGGACAGCGAGACGGCGGACATCTACATCCAAGATCTGCTCACCGGCCGCAAAACCAATGCCACCAACCGCCTGGAAGCGGGCAGCACCCCCATCACCCTGGCGCCGGGGAAAAACCGGATTGAGCTGGAAAACGGCATCGCCGGTTCCCGGCCCCTCTCCTATATCATCTACAACAAACCATATTTGGCGGTGTAAATTATGGCTCTCATCTATTTGTATCGCAATCTCCACGAGGGGGAGACCCTCACCGGCAACCAGCTCAAGGTAACCCGCCGGGCAACTTCCATCTATTTCCGGGAGAACCTGGACGCAGTGGGAGAGTTTGAGATCACCATCCCCCTGGCCGACGATATGGCCTTATACCTCCAAGAGGGGTATCTGATCAGCGTGGACAACCGGTATTTTGGCATCATCCGGCAGTTGAGCCAGGGGGTGGGCCGGGACGCCAACTCTATTGTCATCGCGGGCAGCGACCTCAAGGGATATTTGGAGGACCGGGTGACCCTGTACCCCCAAAAAATCATCCAGGAAGGGTTACAGGGATATGACGCCATCAACAACGCCACCACTGAGGCGGTGGTCAAGCACTTTGTGCGAAACAACATCACCGCCCCTGTAGACGCCAAGCGGAAAATCCCCGGCTTTATCCTCGCCCCGGATCAGGGGAGGGGCCTGGCCAATGACCAATACATGAGCCGGTTTGAACCCTTGGATGAAGTCATGCAGAAAAACCTCTCCCCCCAGAAGATGGGCTACCGGGTGGACGTGGATCTGAAGACTTCCCAGTTTGTTTTTGACGTCATAGCGGGGGTAGACCACACCGCCGGCCAGAACGCCAACTCCCGGATCATCTTCGACGCCCGGTACCGCAATATGGCCTCCCTCAACTATTACAGCAGTGTCAAGGATTACCGCAACCTCTTCTACACCTCCCTGGCCAACAGCAAAAACAGCGCCCAATCCCTAACAGCCATGTATTACCGGGAGGGGGAGGAGGAGCCCACCGGCCCAGACCGCAAAGAGCAGCACCTTAATGTGTCGGTCAACCTGCCTGATGGCCAGATCTATGACAACCTCAAAGCCTATGCCCTCAAAGATGCAGAGCGGTACCAGCAGGTGGAAAGCATAGAGGTGGATGTGCTGGACCGGCTCCAATATGGGGTGGATTACAACCTGGGGGATTTTGTCACCATCCAAGCCCGCAGCGGCCTCCTGGGACGGCTGGCCATCTTTGACAAGCAGATTGTTAGCGTCACCCACCGGTGGACGAACAGTGGGATCAGCCGGGTGCTAGGGTTTGGGGAAGAGAAGATCACCCGCTTTGAGGCCATGGAACGGCGGATGAAAAACCTGTAAAGGAGGAAAAGACTTTGATCACATTCGGCGTATTTGATGCCCCTTTGGGCGCGCCAAGCCGGGAACTGGTCTCCACCCCAGAGGAGGCAGTCTCCTGGATCAACCAGAGTTTCGGCCAGCCGGAGGAGTATTACTACTCGGCGGAGCAGTACCGGGAACTATGGGCCTCCATGCTCACCAACGGCGTTGTCCCAGAGGTGCGACAAACCGATAACTCCACCATTGTGCCAGCGGTGCAGCTAGGCAATTCCCTGGCCGCCAGCCCTGGGGAGGGCCTTGCCCTCATCATCCAGGACGGCATTGCCTGGATTGACGGCGCCTATCTTAGGGTGCGGGACACCGAGACATTGCACCTCAATCCTGGGATAAATGACATTGTGGCCCGGCTGGACACCACCAGCAGCCAGGTGGTTTACAAGCTGTTTGTCAAGCCTCGCAGCACTGGCACTTTGGTGGAAAATCTCACTAGGTCGGAGGGAATCTACGAGCTGGGCCTCCATACCGTGACAGTACCTACAGGGACAAACCAAGTCACTGCCGCTATGATCGAGGATCACCGGCTGGATTTGACCCCAGGCTTGGATGGCAAGCCTATCTGCGGCATTGTTGGGAGCCTACTCCAGCCGGATGTCTCTGCTTGGTATGACAAAGCTGCAGAGGTGCTACACCTACAACAGGAGACATTTGCCCAATTGATGGAGGACCAAAAAAAGGATTTCCAGGCTTGGTTTGATAGCCTACAAGTGATCCTAGATGGAGATGTTGCAGCCAATTTAGCAGGGGAGATCACCGCCCATAAAAATGACAAGGGGATGCACACCTTCCCAGCCACCGCCTCCCTGACCCCGGCTGGGGCGCTGGAACTAAGCGGCGACCTGCCCGCAGACAAGGACGGCCTGACGGTGCAGTTTGTAAGCCCCGCCGCGGCCACCGACGGCTTGCAGATGAAGTTTGCGGGGAGCGACGCCCTGTACCCCATCCTGACCACCGGGGAGGGGAAGGAGCCCATCCAGGCCGGGGCGTGGGACCAGGGGGTGCCGGTGACCCTGACGGTGAGCGGGGGGAGCTGTTTTTTTAAGGGAGGCGGGGCGGGGGTCCCCGCC